AAAAAAAACATTCCCTTTTATGAGAAGAGATAGAATATATGTAGCTCAGGGAGAGCAGCAGACAGTAGTCTGAAGGTTTTGGTTCGAATCCGATAGTATTAACTTACTCTTTTTATTTTTTGCAAAGGATAAAAGAAACAATGTTAGAAAACAATTTTCAAGCGAAACTCAAAAAAGAGTTAAAGAAAAGATTTGCAGGTTGTCTAGTTATAAAGTTAGATTCTGCAGATACTCAAGGTATTCCAGACTTATTAATACTTTACAAAAATAAGTGGGCGAGTCTTGAATGCAAGAAAGATAGGTTTGCAAATATCAGACCTAATCAGGAATATTATGTCCAGTTAATGGATACAATGTCATTTTCTAGATTTATATATCCTGAGAATAAAGAGGAGGTAATGTATGAACTTCAACAAGCATTCGATGTATAAAGGCTTACACGCATTTTTAGGAGCAAGCAAATATCATTGGATAAATTATGATGATGATAAATTAAAACAATCATATCTTAATTTTTTAGCAAGTTCTAAGGGAACTGAGTTACACGATTTTGCAGCTAAGTGTATAGAACTTAATCAAAAGTTACCAAAGTCTAATAAGACCTTGAATATGTATGTCAATGACGCTATAAACTTTAAAATGCGACCGGAGCAAATATTATTTTATTCGGATAATTGCTACGGGACTGCAGATGCTATATCTTTCAGAAATAATCTACTTAGGATACACGATTTGAAGACTGGCATTATACCTGCACATATAGAGCAGTTAGAAGTATATACTGCCCTATTTTGTCTTGAGTATAATATTAAACCTAGTGACATTGACGTAGAACTTAGAATATATCAAAACGATGAGGTTTTATGCCATAAACCAAGTTTGGATGAGATAGTACCTATTATAGATAAGATAATTACTTTTGATAAAATAATAAATAAGATAAAGTCTGAGAGGGATTATTAGTATGAAATATTTAAGAGAAGACGATGAAATACTTGGTGTCGATGATGATACTTTATTAAGATATATTTATGACGATATAGGAGATGATGAATTAGCCCATTATGGAGTTAAAAGACGTTCAGGCAGATATCCTTGGGGTTCAGGTGAATACCCATTTCAAAGAACAGGAGATTTTCTAAGTAGAATAGATGAGTTAAAGAAAGATGGACTTAGTGATACTGATATAGCTAAGTCTATGAAATTAACTACAACTCAATTTAGGATACAGAAATCGCTAGCAAACAATGAAAGAAGAGAGTTAGTTATAGACAGTATAAAATCTTTGCAAGAAAAAGGATTTAATAATACTGAGATAGCTAGAAAGTTAGGATTAAAGGGAGAGTCATCTGTACGTTCTTTACTAAATGAAAAGTCTGCTGATAAAATGAAAGAAGCTAAAAATACTGCAAATCTACTTAAAGATATAGTCAAAGAAAAAGGTATGATAGACGTTGGTGTCGGAGTAGAAAGGGAGCTAGGTATATCTAAAGAGAAGTTAAATCAAGCTTTATATATGTTAGAATTAGAAGGCTATAATATTTACGGTGCCGGTATACCGCAAGTTACAAACAAGGGACGACAAACTAATGTTAAGGTATTAACACCGCCTGATACGGAGTATAAAGAAATATATAACTTTGAAAACATTAAGTCTATAAATGAGTATACTTCACATGACGGTGGAGAAACATTTGACAAATTAGTATATCCTAAAAGTATGGATTCTAAAAGATTAGCTATAAGATATGCTGAAGACGGCGGTAGCGAGAAAGATGGACTTATAGAGATTAGAAGAGGTGTAGAAGACTTATCTTTGGGAAACTCTAGATATGCTCAAGTTCGTATGCTTGTAGATAATGACAGATATCTAAAAGGTATGGCTGTATATTCTGATGACCTACCTAAGGGAGTCGATGTTTTATTTAATACTAATAAGACTAAAGACGTTCCTAAAAGAGATGTTATGAAAAAAATAAAGGATGACCCGGCGAATCCTTTCGGAGCTTTAATAAAAGCTAATGGACAAAGTTATTATATAGATAAAGACGGAAACAAACAGTTATCTTTAATTAATAAGAAGTCAGAAGAAGGAGATTGGAGAGAATGGTCAAACTACTTACCTTCACAATTTTTAGGAAAGCAAAGTATGGAATTAATTAAACGTCAGTTAAATATGAGTATTACAGATAAGATGACTGAGTTTGATGAAATAAGAAGTCTTACCAATCCTACCATAAAGAAACATTTCTTGCAGAGTTTTTCAGATGATTGTGATGCCGCCTCAGTACATTTAAAAGCTGCCGCTCTACCTAGACAACAGTATCATGTTATATTACCAGTTAAGAGTTTAAAGGATACAGAAGTATATGCTCCTAATTATAAAAATGGAGAAAAATTAGCTTTAGTTAGATACCCACACGGTGGTACATTTGAGATACCTATATTAACCGTTAATAATAAGAATTCTGAATCAAAGTCTATGATGGGTATATCTACAGACGCAGTAGGTATAAATTCTAAGGTGGCAGCTAGATTATCAGGTGCAGATTTTGATGGTGATACTGTAGTCGCGATACCTACAGGTGGTAAAATAAAAGTAAGTTCGACTCCTGCCTTAAAGGGATTAGAGGGCTTTGAACCTAAAAGTGCATATCCTTATAAAGAGGGTATGAAAGTAATGACTAATACTCAAAAAGAAATGGGCGTAGTGTCTAATCTTATAAACGATATGACCCTAAAGGGGGCTGACTTTGATGAGATAGCTAGAGCTGTTAGACATAGCATGGTTGTTATAGATGCTGAAAAACATAAGCTAAATTATAGACAAAGCGAAAAAGATAATGGCATAGCAGCCCTAAAGAAGAAGTACCAAGGGCATATAGATGAAAGTGGACACTATAGGGAGGGCGCATCTACACTACTCTCTAGAGCCAAGTCTGATGCTAGTATTATAAAGAGAAAGGGTAGTCCTAAGATAGACCCTGAAACTGGAGAGCAATATTGGGATAGAGATTATTCTACTTATATAGATAAGACAGGTAAAGTAAAGAATAGAATGGAACGCTCTACCCAAATGGCAGAAACTAGGGATGCTAGAACATTATCTTCGGGTACACCTCAAGAGGAAGCCTATGCTACTTATGCTAATAAGCTAAAGGCATTAGCTAACGATGCTAGAAAAGAGATAATAAGCACAGGTAATCTAGAGTATTCTGCCAGCGCTAAGACAATCTATCAAGAGCAACACGATAGTCTAATGGCTAAGCTTAACGTTGCCCTAAAGAATGCTCCCAAAGAGAGAATGGCTCAGTTACAAGCTAACAGTAAGGTTAAAGCTTTAAAGAAGGAATACAATTTTAATAAGGCAGAAGAGAAGAAAGAAAGTCAAAGAGCTTTAACAGAAGCAAGGAATAGACTTGGAGTTAAGAGAGAGAACATTACCATTACTAACAAAGAATGGGAAGCTATTCAAGCTGGAGCAATTAGTGAGAATAAGTTGCAACAGATTCTACGTTATGCAGATGCTGATGAACTTAGAAAGAGAGCGACTCCGAGAAACTATACTGAACTTAGTGAAGCAAAGCAAAATAAGATAAAAGCTATGTATAATTCAGGCTACACTTATAGTGAAATAGCAGATAGCCTAGGAGTGTCTGTGGGTACTATTAATAAATACAAGTAAAGGAGATTAGTATATGGAAACTAGATGTGCTATTACAACTGTCGATAATCCTTATGATCCGATTGATAACTTTAATGAATGGTTTCTATTTGATATAGAAAAAGGTTATAATACTTGTGGTTACTTAGCTAGAATAGCAAAGACTTCAGAACAGTTATCGGATAGTGAGAATGATGAAGAGATAGAAAAAGCAATAAATGAAATAATAAAATATGACTTTATGAACCTATATAAAAAGGTTAAAAAAGGGGTATAGGGGGTAAATATAAAAACTACCCCCCCCCACCCTTATCGCCGCCCTCTTTAAAAATTCTCCAGAGGGATATTTTTTCTAAAGTCGATTAAAAGTAATAAGGAGTGAGATGAATCAAAAGGAAAAGTGTTACAAACGAATGTAAAATTAAAGTAAAACCAGCCTTAACTCCAGAAGCCAGAGAGAATAGATTAATCTCACTAGCTATGGATGAGGCTGAAAGAAGAATATTAAACGGTACAGCAACATCACAAGAGATAGTACATTTTTTAAGACTTGGCTCTTCAAGAGAAAGGAGAGAACAAGATATTTTAGAAAAGAAGAGGGAACTTATGACTGCTCAAACAGAAGCCATAGAATCGTCTAAGAACATAGAAGAACTCTATGCGCAGGCTATAAAATCCATGAGTAGATATGCAGGGTATGACGATGAACCAGAAGATTAGAAGATATTCAGAACTGATTTTACTACCTAGCTTTGAAGAAAGATTTGAATATTTAAAACTAGGTGGTGCTGCTTTTGATAAAACTTTTGGTTCTAAAAGATATTTAAATCAAGCTTTATATAAAAGCGAAAAGTGGAAATCTTTTAGAAGAGAAATTATAATTAGAGATAAAGGTTTTGACCTAGGTATAGCAGATAGAGAGATATTTGGAACTATCATAGTGCATCATATTAATCCACTTAGTATAGAGGACATACTAAATCATAGTAGTAACATATTTGATGAAGAGAATGTTATAACTACTTGCATAGCAACACATAATGCTATACATTACGGAGATATTAGTAAACTTATGGACAATTATGTAGTAAGGGAAAGAAACGACACCTGTCCATGGAAGAAATAAATATAAACTTGTGATAATTCATATATAGAATATTTAGAAGATACTGGTCTCATATCACAAAATTTTGCAAGATATGAGCTTACAACAAAAGCATTATATGCATAATATTTCACAGAGAGCTTAGGCTCTCTTTTTTTATTACAAAGAAAGGAAAAAACAATGGAAAATATTAATAAACAAGATACAAAACAAAATAGAGAAAAAGTAGAAAACAAGGAGATAAAAGGCAGAGTTAAAAATTGCAGATATCTAAATATTAGAGAGAATGCCAGTCTAGAAGCAAAAATATTAGGAGCTTTAGAAGCGAATGATACTGTTAGTATAAACAAAGAATTATCCACAACAGAATTCTATGCTATAAAAACAGATGAAATAGAAAGTGGATATTGTCTAAAACAATATATAGACATAATTTAGGATTAGATATGGATAACATATTACAATCTATAAAAAAGTTAATAGGCATATCAGAAGAACATACCAGTTTTGATGAAGATATTTTAGTCTATATAAATACTGCTCTTAGTACTATAAAACAAGCTAGCAATATAACAAGCGAAGAAATTACAGAGATTTCTAGTGAAACAACTTGGTCTAATATTAATCTGAAACAAGATATAAAAAGTAATCTGAAAACCTATCTATATTTAAAAGTTAAACTGCTATTTGATCCCCCTGCAAGCTCAACTATAAGTGCCGTAATAGAAAAGCAAATTAGCGAGCTGGAGTGGAGAATAAATATAGCAACGGATAAAATAAAATAAAGAGAGCTTTTGTCTCTCTACAAGCTATTATAGTCTATAAAAAGTTGAAATGATGTTTTTTCGATAAATACTAATTCGGTCATACAAAACGTACATATTAGCAGATGTACTCCTCCTAAATAGAATATATATCATAGGCTATAATAGTTTTTAAAGAGACAAAAGCAAAAGCAATATTAATATTTTAAGTAAGTATATTCATCGTCGATAAACGCTTCAACCTGTTTATTTTGCATTTCTCTCACTGTTTCAAAAGTAGATAAGAAAGGATAACACACATCATCTTTATTTTGGGTAAGTTTTAAGTTGTATTTTAATTCAGTATCAAACTTAGGAGTGTTTAGTTTAGGTATATTAATCTTATTTACGCCCGATTTTAAACCCTTTACTATTTTAGTTTGAAAGCTATCACTGAGTGATTTTTCTATATGATTATAACAAATGGCATAAAGCTCTTTATATCTGGAGGAATAAGTTTTTATAGTAGAAATAATGCTATTTAAGTACTCCTCTTTAGTATTCTTATTCAAAATCATGGTAAAGAAAGAAGACATACAAAATAGATGAATGGCAAGCTGATAATTTTTAAAGTTATTACTTAGTTTGCTTTCTGTGGAATATATTTCAGCATTAATTATATTAAAACCTTTTTTAATTAAAGCCGTTATTATATCTTCGTAAAATTCTATATTATGATGAGCATTTTGTTTTATATCTTCAACCTTTATAGAGGCAGTTTGTACAAACATCTTATTGTCATGATTTAAAACATATTCATTCATTAAGCCTTGAATGTAATTATAATCACCTTTTTGTTTAGAAGTTTTATCTTTTTTAATAAAATCAAGCATTTCATTTTGTAGGTCTTTTATTTCATCAAGTTGTTTAGAAATATTATGAAGAGCTACGGCAATGGAAAGGGTGACCGGGTCAAAAGGTGGTACAGTAGGAACATCTACGTTTACGAAGTTAGCTTGTGATGTTATTCCATTTGAATTTCTTACTATAGCACGCTTTGCCCCATCTAAAGCTTTAGACGATACAGTAAGAATTGTATCTTTACCATTGTTATCTACTGCACGATATAAATGCATAACTTCTTTGGGCTTTATGCATTTAGCTAGTTCCGGACTAAGAACTCCTAAATTAACCAAATCAGAAGTAGGAACTTTGCGGTAAGAGTTTAAGTTTATCTTTTCACTTATAGGTCTTAAACCTAAGTTTAAAGTATCGGACAAAGTATTTTCATGAGCATTTTGTACACTTAAATCGTTATTATTCATAAAAACCTCCTAATAAATATTTAAGTAAAATGTAGCATAAAAAAATTAAAGTTACAACATAGAAAGGGAAAAAATATGGCATTATCAAATACTGCAACACCTAAGTATTACGGCAGATTTAGAAATGCCGTAATTAGAGGTGATATACCGGTATGTAAAGAAGTATCTCTAGAGATGAATAGAATAGATGAACTTATAGCAAATCCCGGTATATATTATGATGATAGAGCTATAGACGGATTTATAGCTTATTGTGAAGAAGAGTTAACGTTGACTGATGGAGAAGATTTAAAACTCTTAGACAGCTTTAAACTTTGGGCGGAGCAAGCCTTATCTTGGTTTTATTTCGAAGAAAGAAGTATATATAAGCCAAATAGAGATGGACATGGTGGACATTATATTACTAAAAGAGTAAAGAAAAGACTTATTAATAAACAATATCTAATAGTAGCAAGAGGTGCGGCCAAATCTATGTATGCATCTGTTATTCAAAGTTATTTTTTGAATGTTGATGTGAGTACAACTTATCAAGTAACTACTGCACCGACTATGAAACAGGCAGAAGAGGTAATGTCGCCTATAAAGACTTCTATTATTAGAGCTAGAGGCCCATTATTTAAGTTTTTAACCGAGGGTTCTATACATAATACATCCGGTAGCAAAGCTAATAGAGCAAAACTAGCTTCTACAAAAAATGGTATAGAAAACTTCTTAACAGGTTCTACCTTACAAATAAGGCCTATGAACATAGATAAACTACAAGGACTTAGACCTAAGCTTGCTACTATAGACGAATGGCTTTCTGGAGATACTAGAGAGGATGTAATAGGAGCTATAGAGCAAGGAGCAACTAAGATAGACGACTATCTAATCATAGCTATAAGCTCTGAAGGAACAGTTAGAAATGGAAGTGGCGATACAATCAAAATGGAGTTGATGGACATACTAAATGGTAAGTTCGTAGCTCCTAATATTTCTATATGGTATTATAAACTAGATAACATAGACGAAGTAGGCAGACCTGAGATGTGGTTAAAAGCAAATCCTAATTTAGGAAAAACGGTTAGCTATGAGGCTTATCATAGAGATGTAGAAAGAGCTGAAAATGCACCTGCCGCTAGAAATGATATACTAGCTAAAAGATTTGGTTTACCTATGGAGGGTTACACATATTTCTTTCCATACGAAGAAACTATACCGCATAGACGAAGAAGTTTTTGGCAATTACCTTGTTCTATGGGCGCAGACCTTTCAAAAGGAGATGATTTCTGTTCATTTACTTTCTTGTTTCCGTTGACAGACGGTTCTTTCGGTATAAAGACTAGAAATTATATAAGTTCTCAAACATTAACAAAACTACCGGGAGCCATGAGAGTAAAATATGATGAGTTCATAAATGAAGGCAGTCTTATAGTACTAGAAGGAATAATACTTGATATGCCAACAGTTTATGATGACTTAGATAATCATATAATGGAGAGAGGTTATGATGTACGAAGTTTTGGTTACGACCCTTATAACGCTAAAGAGTTTGTAGAAAGATATGTTATAGAAAATGGTGGATTTGGTGTAGAAAAAGTAATACAAGGTTCTAAAACTGAATCTGTACCGCTAGGTGAATTAAAGAAACTTTCAGAAGAAAGAATGTTAATCTTTGATGAAGAGATAATGTGTTTTGCTATGGGAAATTGTATAACTATGGAAGATAATAATGGAAATAGAAAACTTATGAAAAAGAGGAATGACCAAAAGATAGACCCTGTGGCAGCTATGATGGACGCATATGTTGCTTATAAAAGAAATAGGGATATGTTTTAGAATACAATAAATAATTCGCAAAAAAAACATTCCCTTTTATGAGAAGAGAAGAAGTGGTGTGATACGAATGTAGTAACTTTAGTGTTACCGCTGTTATGAGAGTTCGATACTCCTCATAACCTTACTCTTTTATTTTTTAAGAATGATATATCACTCTCAATTTATATAAGAAAGAGTGAGAATTATATAGCTAGAATTCTAAGAGTTGTATATGAAAAGGATAAAAGCACGCATGAAAAACATCCCCTATTATGAGAATAAATTTTAAATAATAGGAGGAATTATTATGTTTAAAACAATAAGAGCATTATTAGCTTTAGCAGTAACGATGGTTGGAGTAGGTACTGGTATGGTAGTGAGTGCGGTAGTATATTTATTATGTGCATTATTGAAAATAAATTTACTGATTGGTAAAGAAAAAATAAATGATATTGCATATAAAATAATATTGACAGTGACTGCATCTTTCGCGTATATAGCAGCACTAATAGACCGTGAAGCCGTTAAAAAGTTACGAGATGGAGCAGCTCATATATACGATTATGAACAAAGTAAATATTAGAAATTATTTAAAGGATAACGACAAAAGAGGCTATAAACATAGTCTCTTTTAGTTTGAATAAAAAAACCAGAAAGGAGGACTATGTGGCAGTATAAAAGAAATCAAAATGAACTTTATCACTATGGTATCTTAGGAATGAGATGGGGTCATAGGAAAGAATATGAATCTAAAGGCCAAAGAAAGAAACGATTGACTAAGGAAAATAATGAAGAGTATAATGAGAAAAGGTCAAAGAAACCACTACTAAGTGATAAACAAAAGAAGTATTTAAAGATAGGAGCAAGCGTAGCACTTACAGCCTTAGCTAGTTATGGAGCTTATAAACTATATAAATCTGGTAAGCTAGATAAGTATATAGATAAAGGAAAAGCTAAGATTAACAAGTTTTTAGGTAGTAAGAAAGGCAAGAGTAAGTTACTCGCTGGAGATTTAGGAGATTTAGGAAAAGCTAAAGTAGAATCTATCTTAGGCAATACTGAAAAAGCAGGTGGACTGAAAAAACTAGTTAAACCTGAGAGCATAGCAGAAGCCATAATGCATGCTAATCCGAATAGAGGTAATGAAAAATACGCATTTAATTGCACTAGATGTTCCGTTAGTACTTTTCTTAGAACTAATGGTTATGATGTAATAGCTAAGGATAGTGGTGGAAAACCAGATAATCTACTAGGAGTAGTTGAAAATTGTTTCAAGGGGGCAAAGACTTTAGAAGGTTCAGCTGTGAAATTTGGTAAGTCAAAAAAAGATGCTTCTGAATTTTTAATAAAAAGATTTGGCGAAAATGCTTCTGGTGTATGTGGTATAAATTGGAAAAATGGTGGCGGACATGCTTTTAATTGGTCTATTAAGGATGGCATTGTAACATTCTTTGATGGTCAAAGTAAAAATCCAAGTGCTAGAGATGTGAGTTCTTATTTTGAAAGAATAGATCCTAATGGTACACTTCATTTAGCTAGATTGGATAATGCTACAGTTAACATGGAAAATATTAAAAAATATGTAGAATAA